TTTTTCTCCTATTAGTCTTTTCATACCAATAAGTTCTTCTAAAATTGTTTCTAAAGGTTTTTGCCAATCTAAACCTTCTTCTCGACTAGGTAAAAGTTTATATGTTTGATTAATAAGGTTTTGCAATCTATTTGAAATTACATTATTCTAAATATTAATGTTATATTTTAATAACATTATTCTTCTCCCATTCTCTTTTTATAATTTTTTTCTTCTAAATTAACAGAAGAAAATTTAACAGGTTGCATAATTTTTCCAAAAGTAGATCGCATGACTCCCTATTCATCTGGTATTCTTCTTTTATATAAACGTTGTAAATGAAAACCTTCTCTTTCATAATCCTTTTTTAATTGAAGAAGTTTTTGCATATGATTTGCTTGTGAGGTAAATTTAAAATCTGTTCCGCTATATTTCATTCTAGTATTCTAAACACTAGCTAATTGCTGACTTAACCACTAAACAATCATATACACCGCTAAAATATTTATCTCTTCACGTGTCAACTCATTGTTAAAACAAAAATATTCTTCACCATTTTCTTCTAATTTTTGATAATCCCATAGATTAATTCTAGGAAATTCAAATTTTTCAATAGCAGAAATTAATAATTCCTATAACATTCTATGAGTATCCTATAAAGTTAACTAAAGGTACATATCATCAGTAATTTTTGAAAGAAAAGAATCATATACTAATGAAAATGGAGTAGTATTCATTTATACACCCCCTAAATTAATTGTTTGGTTTATATCTTCTACCTGTTGGCGCGGCAGTCTGTTTAATTGGCGTAGCTCTTCTAGTTGTTTGTTTTGTGGTAGAATTTAAAGTATCCTCTTCTCCACTGTCAAATTTAGTATTTTTAATTTCAATGGCTTTACTAACATCAAATCCAAGTTTTTCTTGAATTGCGTTTCTTTTACTTACATCATTAAGAGGAAGATTAACTGCCATATCTTTAATATTTTCTAAAACGGATTCTGGAGCAAAGTCTAAACAATCTAAGAATTGCTCTAAAGTACCAACTTTCATAAGTTCTTCTATATCTTTATTAGAATAATGATATTCTGGTTCTGGTTCTTTTCCAAAGAGTATCTTCGCAGCTTCCTCATCTTTAATTTCAAGATATTCACTTAATATAACCTTACCGCCAGGTAAAAAAGAAAGTCTTTCTAATTCATTAAAACTTATCTATTTTTGTTCATGCGGATAAAAATCTCTATGAACTCTTAAATCTGGTACATCATATCCAACAGTGCCACCAAATTTATTAACAACTTTTATCATACTGTTTTTATCTATCATATTTTAAAAATCTCCTTTTATCTCCTATATAGTAGAAAAAAGGGAGAATTAAAAATTCTCCCTTATTATATTTTTTGCACGTTTAGGCCTATTCCAGACTAATCTATATTAAAAACATCTTCCTCTGGAACACCCCATAAACTCGTGGGGTCATTATTCAATCTTTCCCAAGCTGAAATAGACCCAATTAGTTTCCCCATGATTTATCTTGATCTAGTCCAGGCATAGCCTTAACTAAACTAACATTCTTATATACACAAATACCAGGATTAATCATATAAGTAGCAACACCAAGTTTTTGATAAGTCTGGATTTCTGTTGACCAATCGCGGTTTTCAAAAGATTTTACTTGAGCAGCTCCTTCAAAAGCTACTTTAACAGGTTTCTCTGCTCCAGTAGGAATAATCCAAGCGTATGATGGATCAATTACTTTTTCACTATTAGTTTCATCTGTAAAAGACTGCGGAAGAATAATTACTTGATGTCCTTTGTAAGTTCCTAAAGAACCATTATTCCAAATCTGTTCTTTCATTCCATCAGACATCGCATTCCAGTTTAATGAAGCCTGGTTGTTAGCAATAGTTGTAGGAGCCATTGTTGCAGCAAATTCAAATGTACAATAAATTGTACTCTTACCATAAACGTCTGCTGTCATAAGAAGCTGATCCATTGCCGCTTCATTAAATCCAGTCTGAGCTGTTTTATTTGTAGCAGGAATATTTAAAACTGTAGCTTCAAGAGCTTTTGCAATTTCACGATAAACTGCTTCATCCATTCCTTCAAGTACAAGACTATAATAATCATTCATAGTCATACGACCATCAAGAAGTTCTTCCCATTCAATACGAGAAGCGCCTCCATAAGCAGCTGTCGGTACTTCAAGTGAATATCCATCAAGCTTGAAGACTTCATATCTACCTGCTAAACCAACTCTTGTTACAAACTGTTTAGCACGTTTCTTAGAAGCTTCACTGATTCTTACTTTATAAACAGGTCTTGTTCCTTGCGCGAATGTACGAACATCAGCAAACTGTCCATAATTCTGAAGGACCTTTTGCGGAAGAACTTCTGTAAGACCTACTTCAATAAGTGTATAAATAAGATTTTTATTTTCTCTAAAATCTTGAGGAGTCGCCCCAAGTTCGTTTAATTCTTTAATAAAAGTTTTATTCAGAGCTTCTGCTGAAAGCTTTTCTCCACCAAAAGAAAAAGCAGTAGAAGGATTTAATGATGCTTTCGCATTGGCTCTAGCTAATTCAATAAGCTGATCTCTTGTTAATGCCATTGTCTTTTTCCTCCTTATTACTGAATTCTCTGAAGTTTAACACCAGGGGTTCCATCCGGCATTGTATAATGATCTGTTGCATTATCTTTTACGACCTTAAAAATAGGACCATCACCTTCTCCGACAACAAGGAATCCATTTTCACCAACATGAAGTTTCTGTCCTTTGGTCGGGAAAGTTTGTGTAACTGCTACATTCGGACCTGTACCAGCCGCAAAAGTATTAGTAGTAAAAATATCACCAATATTAGTTTTAATTAAACGAGGATACATTTTTCCATCAGAAAAATCCTCGGGTTTATATACAAAATCTTTATGACTTTGAAGTCTTTCATCATAAAGTTTTTCTTCATTATAAACAAGCATAAATTCGCCATCTTCAGCAGTAAAATTTACTTCACCAGCTGCATAATCATATTTAGCAAACTGACCCTGCTCAAGCTGTGTAATACTAGCAGCTGCAGGTAGTTGTGCATAAATCTGACCAGTTACAATACCAGACAGATGATTAGGTTCAACTTGTCCATAACCAATTCTTTTAGTTAAGTCTCTTGCCATTTTTAGCATCCTCCTAAAATTAATTAACCAAGTTTCTCTTGTTCTTTAACAGCTTTCACCCATTCTGGCAGGCTGTCATTTTTATCACTATCTAATGTATATGTGATAGTTTTTTCTTCATTATTTTCTTCTTTCTCTTTTAAAGAAAAACTAACTTTTTTATCAAAACAAATAACTGAAAGTTTTGCTTTAATTTCTTCTAAAGTGTACTTCTACTTATTACTAATAACATCTGCTTTATCTTCTTCAGAAAGCATATAGAATTCAGCAATAAGTGCATCCTTTTTCTGATTATCAATTTCTCTTTTAAATTTCACGAGTTCTTGATATTGATTTTGAAGAGTCTAATAAGAAGTTTTTAAAGCTTCAAGCTAATTTTCAATTAATTCATATTTTTTTGCTTTTTCCTTATCTTTATCATCATCTTCATCATCTTTATCTTCATCATCTGATGAATCTTCAGAAGAGTCTTCTTTATCTTCAGTTTCAGATTTGTCTTCTTTATCATCATCTTTTTTTACATAATCAGCAGGAACAGAAGCATCTTCCATTTGATCAACCGTAGAAATTGTTGTATCAATTTCTTCTTCAACTTGAGTAAACTCAGTTACAGCAGTATCAGAAGTTTCATTCTCAACAACCACAGTTTTTTCAAGATTATCCATCTGTTGTCCTCCTCCGTCTAAGGCATTCTTTAAATCTTGCATCATACTAAAAAGTGTATGCCTAAAATTATCGTCTAATGTAAATTTCAAACTTACATCTGGAGCCGTTACAGAAGCGCCTTCGAAGCAAGGCTCAACATCGTCTCCTAATATACAAATTTTTTGAATAATTGCATCATTTATAATAAAGAAGTCTAATCCATTTTCATAATTTTTTTGCCAATTTCCTTTTAAGGTTTCTGGTTTAAATTCCATTGATTGCGGACGACCTTCATTCACAGGTAAGCTGGATTCTGGAAATTGATCAGTCCAAAGATAACCTGTTGTCATAAGATATTTTCTTACAACAGTATTACCCATACCATCGCTATCCTAAAAATCTTGAAACCAAACTTTTGCATCAGGAGATACAAAACCATAAGGAACAGTTTGACATTCGAATTTTACTCCTTCATCATCAATAATAACTTTTTCTCCATGATCTGTAAAATCTTCTTTACTATCTCTATAATAACCTACAATTGGCGCGCCTCGAAGACTTTTCCCAATTTCAACAGCAACCTATTTAGAAATAAAACTATGGTTTCTATTTGCGCCAAGATAAAATACTTTAATATCACATTTAGACATTAAAGGATTTATATCAAGAGGTTGAAGATTTAAAAATTCAGGAGAGCTTATCGTTGCAACTGATTGGTGCATAATAAAAATTCTCCTTTTTCATTTCCATATATAATAAAAATTTGAATAATTTTCTTAATAACTTTTGTCCAAAAAATTTTAATTCATACTTTCACGATTTTGAATTGTTTTTGTCGATTTCTAATCATCTGGTTTTTCAGGTCTTCCCGCCCCCTATTTTGAATCTCCGCCAGTTTTATTACGATTTAAAACCTATGCATTCATAGTGCTAGACATTAATGGTGGAATAAAAACATTAACTAAATCAAGAATATCATTTTCAAAATAAGCCGTTGCTAAGATAGCACTTTGAGATTGTCCAAGAGCTATTTGTGGTAACATTTTAGAATAACCTAATTGAGTATGTTCTTTATATTGTTTAGCTAAATCTTTATAATTATAAATAGTTGTAGGAAGAATTTGCGCCCTATAATTAACTTTTTTTGGATTTTTATTATAAGGTATTAATAAAGTATTTAAGAAAGTTTCAAATTGTTGAATTAAGTTCCACATTGAAGCTTCATCATTTAAAATAGATTTTTCAAGAGCAATATTACCATCAGTATTAAATTGCATCTGTGAAACACCAGCTTCATTATAAACTGTACGTTCAACTTTTTCTAAATCATCTGTTGTTGTAGTGGTATGATTATCTGCCATATCTGCAACTTCAACATCAGCAAAAGTTGTTAAAACATCAATTCCAATTGCTTTAGACAACATTTGTACTGCATTATTATGAAGTTGCTGAGCTTCATCTACATCAAATACTAGATCACCATTTTTATCAATAGGCATTTTCTGAATAATAATTTTTAATAATTGTTGTTGCATTTTGCGGCGATCAAGATCTTGAGCTGCATCTAAATCAATTATAGCAGGAATAACCGCCATAAATGGTGGAAAATCCTATCCATTTAAATTAAATTTTATAACAGAACCAATAGGAAGTAAATACCATCCAGATTCGTCTCCAGGAAAATCAGGTTTTAATTTTCCTTGCTTATATAGTCTATATCCTTTTTCAAACTCTTGCGGAAAAATCTTTAACATTCGGAAACGCTGTTCTGAATCTGTGAACATATCATCAAAATATTTCATATTAAATTCAACAAGAGGCTGCCCACCTGCCGCAATATATCTAGATCTACAATATCTTGGCGGCAACTATTGAACTATTACTGTTCCATTCTTAGCTATTAAATAACCATAATAACAGCCATTTTTTACAACTTTTAAAGCTACATCACCAAAAAATTTTTTAGCTTCAAATTTATCTAAATAATTTAAAACTTGATTGAACCCCTCAAGAAGTTTATCTGGTTTCATAGAGTCATTATAATATGGTGTTACTAACCAATCATATCTATACATATAAGCCATATAACGACATAATCTTTGATAAATACCACTAATCTTATAAAAATAATTAGAAATATCTCTCATTTTATTTAAATCACCATAATGAATAGCTCTTAAAACCTGTTCTTTATCTGCTAAATATGGATTAACTCTTTGTAAATCTCCTAGTTTTAAAATTGCATCAGATACAGTTTTTACTCCAACTCGAATTTTTGCAAAATCAACTGGTATATATCCAGTAGCCTAATTAGGAATTTGGTAATCTTCAGTTCCAATCATATTAAAGCCCTTTTTCTTTATCTATGCCATTCGATTTATCAACTTTAGATACCTCTCCTTCTTTACCACCCATACGCCGCCTTAAGAATATAATCATAATTTACACGCGCCTAATCCCAATAAGGAATAATAACTAATTTAATATCATGATCTCGACAATACTATCTTTTTCTCATATCGTTATACTGTTGCTTTCTTAATCCATTATAACCACCAAATTTATCTTTAGCTTCATAATGTTGAATTCCTTGAAATTCAATTAAAAAATCAATATTATGCTAATCATCAAAAACAGCAAAATCAAATCTTAATGGACGTCCGGTATTACTTACTAAATCTGGAAAAGAGTATTCTTCTACGAACTCTAAACCAGAATCTTGTAATATTTCTTCTATTTTTATTTCTCCTCTGGATGCTCGCATATTTTTTCTCCTTCACTATATTATATAAAAAAACTTTTTATAAAATTAATAACTTTCGACCTTAATTTTGTGTAAAAAATAAAAAGTCTGATATATTTCGTTTTCTTCTTTTTTTATTTAATTCTTCTTCATAACGTATATAATAAAGTCCATAAATAAAGGCAGAAAATTTATCTTTTCTAATACCTCTATTGCTTTGTTTTAAAATAATATTAACGCCCTAGTTTTCTTCTACAAGATTTAACATTTGCTATTTTAAGATAGACGTTAAAATGAAAGGACGCAAATATTCATTTCTTTCATCCATGTTCATATTTTGTCCTTGTTTAGTAGACATTAATTTTGTTTTTGCTAAACTTTCATCTATTAAAAATCTAATCTTGCCACTAAACATTTGAGTTTGAGCATAACTATATGCTTCTGTATTAATTGGTGCATTAGCTTTTATTATATATAATATATCACGCTATGTCTCTGGAGTTACAAATTTCTTATATTCTGGATATTCATCTGTATTAAAAACTCCAAAAGGTGGTAAATACTATCCATCCGCAGTTTCTTGAGCCTTTATTAAATAATCAATTAAACCAACACCTAATCCATTGCCGTCAATAGCAATTCGTTTAGGTTTATACTTATAATATAAATGTTTTATATGAATACATTGAGTCTCAAAATGCTAAGCATCATAGGTGTAAATATTAACAAGAGTCTTATGAGCAGCCCCTTGTACTTGCGGCGTTACCTTAAAAACACAAATTTCAGTTGTACATCCTATACGCCCAACGTCCACTCCAAATACATAATATGCGGTTTTAGAAGATCTTCCGCTATACTCATACTATGGTTGCAATAAAACTCGATATTTATCAAACTTCTCAGAAGAAAAGAAAGCATTTTCTACATCTCCGGACCAAATACTTCGATATTCTCTGTTGAAAGACTAATCATTAAATGTTCCTTGTAATCTTAATTGTTCAACAAAATCTTCATCTAATAATCCAGAAACAACAGGAGTTTCATAAGTTCCACCCATTATCATATACTAATCTGGATCAAGAATAGAATTAATCAAGATCTATATCAGTTTGTGATATGCGAATGAATTTTTCCATCCTGCGGTGGTAATATAGATCTGTGACTTATTAACATTTTCTTCCTTATGGCGGCTACCATCTGAAAGACGTCTATCAACGTTAGTAGTAGGAATAATAACTTCATTTAGAATATCTCCGTCAATAAGAACACACTATTCCATTAACCCGCCAGTACGACGCTGTCCTCTAGATGATTGTCTTGCCGCAAGAATATCAATAGTTGAGCCATTCTTAAAAACGTATTTTACATTGTCTTTTGATTTTGTAGAAACACCTCTGTCCCAATTAATTTCATCATTTAAACCAGGAATAAGTCTACATATCTACTAGATTTTCGCGACTGTAATCGAGGCTGCTTGCTACTTACCACCTGTAGTTACAAACAAATGTGAGTTAGGATATAAAATGCATCTTATCATTAATGCCATCATTGACAAAAAAGACTTTGAATAAGCTACTTCTATTTAATATAATTCGTTAAATTATATTCGTATATACGCTCTATGTTCCCATAGAGATTAGACTATATCATCATCCTTTAAACTTGGAAGTAAAGGAGCCTACCGCTTCGAGGAAACTTTTCCTCTACTCTCTTTCGAGATAGTCGTTGAACTTTTTATTTATAAGTAAAAGTTTTTCTTTCCGCTTTACCTAACGGAGTGTCTATATCTTTAGTAAGATAAGTCCAAGTTTCTCTTCTTCTTATTTTAGCTATAAAGCTTCTTACAGGAAAACCAGTGATTTTAGAAATTTCTTTATCAGTATATTTATTACTTTTTAATAAATCTATTACCAACTTTGCATCTTTTTCAGTATAATGAGATAGATTAGTTTTTTCTCCTTGTAAATATGAGAAATCAGTTAATCCAGTTTTTATGGCGTGGTGTATATTTTCTTGTGAAGTTACCCACTATAAATTATCTAATACGTTATTCTCTTTATTACCATCTATATGATTTATTTGTAATTTTTCCATTCCTTCTATCGGTTTTAATAACATCATTAATAATCTATGATATTGAATAGATGTTGTCCCCCCGCCTTTTTTCATTAAACTTACTCTCATATAACCATTATGATTTTTATTTATTTTAATATAATTTCCTGTATTGACATTACGAATTTTACCCGTGTCATCAATAACATAACAGTCTTTAATATCAGGGTAGAGATCGCTAATTCTCTTCTCCATAAAAATCTCCTTATAAATAACTTAGCTGCTGATAATCCGTTCTGGACTTCCCAGCAATTCAATAGGTTTCCTTTGAGAATATTACTATTCTCACCCCGCACTCATTCTACGGGGGAATGTTGCATATACGTATCTATGTCTCATGACTA